GGGAGGCCTTATCCAGGGCCTCCAGGACGAGCATGACACGCAACGCAGCCGCTCCTATCCCTTGCCCGCCTGCTGGATTGCCTCGGCCTCGGCCTTCGCCGCGCCCACCGCTATGCCGAGCCAGTAGGCAAAGGTCGGAAAGTACTTTGAGTATGCCTACACGGATCAGAGTGGAAAGCAGCGGGTCGTTAGGGCGCTGGCCACGGACCGAAAGGCAATTGAAAAGGCGCTGCTCGGCATATGGAAGGGAAAATTCGGTGGGTCCATGGATGCGATGTCGCAGACATGGGACGGCATGTGGTCAAATCTGGGAGATAGTTTCAGTCGCATTCAGCTGATGATCATGAATGCAGGCTTGTTCACCTGGATGAAGGACCACCTTGCGGACGTCCTTGCCATGATCAATGGCATGGCGGCGGATGGCTCGCTCCAGGAATGGGCAAAGCGCATCTCAACCGCCCTGCAGCAGGCCATGACGATAGGGTGGGAGGCGGCGAAGGGCGTTGGGCAGGCGCTGCTGACACTGGCGGGCGCAGCCGAACGTGTCGCTGCCGCCGTCGGCGGCTGGGAGAATTTCGCCTATCTCGGGCTCGCCATCGCCTTCGCCCAGCCCATCTACTACGTCGCCGCCGGGCTCTACCTCATGGCAAGCGGGGCTTTGGCCGTCACGCTGGCGATCGGCCGTCTCGCCATCCTCGGCGGCCTCGCGGCCACCCTGAGCGTGGTGCAGGCTGCGCTCCAACTGACCGTGTTCGCCGCGCGCCTTGCCGGGGCGGGCCTTATGGGCCTGGGCCGCGCGGCCGTACTGCTCACCATGGGGTTGGGCCGGAGCCTCATCCTGGCGGTGCTCGGTCTGGGGCGCGGCCTCGTGGCGCTGCCCGCGCTTTTGTTCCAGGCAGCGGCTGGCATCCGCACCCTCGCGTTGGCCGCCCTCGCCCTTCCCGGTCGCCTGATCGCAGCCGCCCGAGCCGTCGCGGTGCTCACGCTGGCCGGGCTCAGGGCTCTGCCGGGGCTGCTGCTGGGCGCCGCGCGGGGATTTATCGCCATTGCAGCGGCGGGGTTGAGCGCCTTGCCGAGGTTGCTGCTCGGGGCGGCGCGCGGCGTCGCCGGAATGGCGGCTGCCGGCCTCGCGGCGCTGCCCGGCCTGCTGATGAGCGCCGCGCGAGGCTTCGTGGTTTTCGGGGCGTCTCTCATGGCAACGCCTATCGGATGGTTCATCGCGGGCGTCGCCGCTATCGCGGGGGTGGCCTATCTCATCTATGACAATTGGGACGCCATTGGCCCATGGCTCGCCGAGCAATGGGCGGCGATCAAGCAGGTGTTCGCGGACGGCTGGTCGGCTCTCACCTCCTTCGACTGGTCCGGCCTGATACCGGACTGGGGGGCGCTGCTGCCGAGCTGGGACTGGCTGAAGATCATCCCGGGCCTCAGCTTACCCACCGTCGATTGGCGTGCCTTGCTGCCGGATTGGTCCTGGCGCGACATCATTCCCGCGATCTCACTGCCGTCCTTCGACTGGCGCTCCCTACTGCCGAGCTGGGATTGGTCGAGCATCATTCCGAGCCTGCCGGACTTCGGGACCTGGTTCGGCGGCGGCGGTCAGGCGACGCCTCCAAAGGTGTCGCCCCCCAAGATGGCCGCTCCGACGATCGACCCGGCCCAGCTCGCGGCCCAGGCCGCCGAGGCGCAGCGCCAGATCGCAGCCCTACAGCCGGCGGCTCAGGCGGGCGTGCAGGCCGCAAGCCAGGTGCTCGCGGCGGCGTCCTTCCGATCGCACGGCGTCGCGCTGATGGAGACGCTCGCGGCCGGGATCCGCGCCGGGGCGGGTTCTGCGGTGCGTGCGGTGGAGGATGTGGCGCAGCAGTTGCGCGACCGCCTGCCGCACAGCCCGGCCAAGACCGGCCCGCTTTCCGACCTCGACAAAATCAGGTTCTCGGAGACGCTGGCGCTGGGCATCCGGCCCGGTCCCGCCGTGGCGGCTGCGCAGGCGGTGGCCGCGGGGATGATGGCAGCGGTTGCTGGTGGGGGAGCGGCCACGGTGCCGCTGGTGCTGACCGCCGCTTCGGCCGGCCTCGCCGCGGAGCCGGAGGCCGCCGTTACGGCGGGCCTTTCCGCGACGCCGTCCACGGGGGCCGCGAATGTCTCTGCGCCTCGGGGCTCGGCTCCCATCTCGATCCATTACGCCCCCACTGTCACCATCCAGGGCGGCGGCGGGGAGGCCTCGGATGGCTTTGCGGCACAATTGCGCGCGCATGCCGACGAGATCGCGAAGCTCGTGAAGGAGGCGGTCCGCCGCCAGGAGAGAAAGGACTACTGATGTACGCTTTTCTCGGTGCCATCATGTTCGGCGTCTCACCTCTCACGGGTCCGACCGCCGAGGGGCTACGCATGCGCAACACCTATGCCCGGCACGATGTGATCCGGGGGAAGCCGGTTCTTCAAAACATTGGCCAGGAACTGGACGAACGAAACATCTCCTTCTTTTTTGACGAGACGTTCTGCGCGCCGGAAGTCGAGTGGGGCCGGCTCGTCTCTGCCTATGAGGCGCGCACGCCGGCACCGCTCGTCTATGGCGCCTCCTATGGCGGCCGGCGCTTCGTGGTGGAGACGCTGGAGTTGGAGGTGCAGAAGACCTCGCGCTCCGGCCGGATCGTGCGCCTTGGCTCCAGCATGTCGCTGATCGAGGCGCCCATTACGAACTATCTGTCGTTCGCCCTGTCGGCCGCTGCCGCCGTGGCGCCAGCCCTGGGTTTGGTCTCCAGCAAGCCGGAGGCTTTGAAATGACCGGTCACCTCACCCATATCACCGCGGCCGGCGAGCGGTGGGATGCGCTTGCGCAGCGCTATTATGGCGACATCTCGCGGCAGACCATGCTGCTTGAGCGCAACCGCGCCCTGTTTCCGGATTTCGCGGTTCCCGCCATCCTGCCCGCCGGTCTCGCCCTCACCATCCCGATCATCGAACGCAGCAGCTCGGCCGCCCTGGACCTGCTGCCGCCGTGGAAGCGCACATGATCCGTGAGCCCGCCTTCCGCCTCATCTATGCCGGCAAGGATGTGACGGCCGATTTCGCCACGTGGCCCACCACCATCACCTATACCGACAATGTGGATGGGGAGAGCGATGAGGTGACCGTCACCGTTCACAACGCGGACGGGGTTTGGCTCGGCCCATGGTCGCCGGAAGCCGGCGACCGCTTCCAGCTTTTCTTCGGCTACAAGGACCAGCTCGCGCCGGCGGGCACCTTCACCGTCGACGAAACCTCCGCTCAGGGAGACAGCGGCGGCGACACGGTGGACTTCAAGGGGCTGGCCGCGCCCAAGACCGAGGCGCTGCGGACGCCGCGCCACAAGGACTACGAGGACGCCAGCCTCTCCGATATCGTCGGAGAGATCGCCGGCCGCCACGGCTTCAGCGTGCGCGGGCCGATTGACGATCTGCGCTTCGAGCGCCTGACGCAGGATGGCGAGAGCGACACGGAATTCCTCATGCGGCTGGCCGAGGATTACGGGCACTATTTCACCGTCAAGGGCGCGGAGGTGCTCTTTGCCTCGCGTGACGGGCTGCGCGCGGCGGCGCCCGTGCGCACGATCGACCGGCTGGCAGACATGGGCAACACGCTCAAGAGCTATTCGCTCCGGGACGCGGACCATGAGGCGGCCAAGAGCGCCGAGGTGAAATACCTGCACCCGCGCCGCAAGGCGCTGGTGGGGGCGGAAAGCTCGGCCGAAGAGAAGGGGCTCAAGACGGCCTCGGGCGACGTGATCAAGCTGGACGTGCGGGTGGAGGATGAGGCGCAGGCCGAGCGGATCGCGGACAGCCACCTGGATACGCGCAACGCCAAGAAGCTGACCGGCACCATGACGCTGGTGGGCGATCCGCTGCTCGTCTCGGGCTCCACGGTGCAACTCGTGAATTTCGGAAAGTATGACGGCAAGTGGCTCATCAAGCCGTCCAGCCACACCATGGCACGACGCGGCTACAGCACGGAAATCACCCTGGAGAAGGTGGGTTGAACATGTATCGCCAGGGCATTGTGGTTGAGAATGACGACGCGAAGTGCCGCAGCCGCGTCGAATTCCAGGACAGGGACGGTGTGAAGTCCTATTGGCTCGCCATCAACCAGCCGGCGGCATCCGGGTCCAAGCATTATGCCATGCCGGATGTCGGCTCCCTGGTGAACTGCCTCGTGGATGCGACGGGGACCGAGGGAACCATCATCGGTGCCGTGTACAACGACAAGGACCAGCCGCCGATCCAGGACGGAAGGCACGTTCATCTCGCACTGGAAGGCGGGGGCGTGCTGGACTACGACCGGGGAAGCGGCGCGCTGACGGTCACCATGCCCGGCGGCGTGACGATCAACGCGCCGCAGGGGCTCACCGTGGTGGTGGGCGGCACGAGCCTGACCATCACCGATGGCCAGATCGTCGCCAAATCGCCAAAGGTTATCGCGGACGGGGAATTCCTATTCGGCGGTCCCGCGCCCACTGTGAAGATCATGCTGGAGAGCGGGCCAGCGGAGCGCGGGAAGGGCAAATAGAAAGCGGCGCGTTATCGGGCGCGCCGCCCTTGCCCTGCACCTGCTCCGCAGGCTTAGCCTGCGGCGCATGGCTCTGATTTCCGAAATCCGGCACATCCATTGGCAGCTTCGCGCGGGCGAGACCGATGCCGCAAGCTCGGCCATCGTGACCGGGTACGAGGACATTGATCAGGAGATCCGCACCATCATCCTGACCCCCATCGGGTCGGTGCCGTGCAACCCGTTGAAGGGCTGCAATTTGCTTCCTTACATCGATCGGCCGCCGGAGATTGCCCTCCCGCGTCTTTGCCATGAGATATGGGACGCCGTGGCCACCTGGGTGACGCGGATCGAGGTGCAAACGGTCACCGGCCGGGCCGTCGCGCCCTGGCAATTCGCCATCACGGTGCCCTGGAAAGTGCGCGATGAGGTTGCCGCCGAGATCCGCTCCACCGAAGTGGCGATCAGCGGCGGGGGCGCCACATGAGCCTCGATCCGAGCCGCACCTATACGCTCGCCGAGATCATCGCGGCGGGCGAGCCCGAATTCTTCGAGCAGGACCCGGCCGTGCTCAAGGCCCGCCTTGTGGCAAAGGCACAGGGCGTCATGGACCGCACCCTCTATGAGGGGCAGGTCGAGATGTACATGATTGAGGTGATGGCCTACGCGCTGTCCATCCGGGCGGCGGAATTGCAGGCGGCCGTGATCCAGCGCCTCTTGCCCTGGGCAGGTGGCCAATATCTGACGGCGCTGGCGGCACGGGTGAACACCTTCAGGATCAAGGCCGTTGCTGCTGGTCTTGACGTGCAGTTCACCCTCGACGCGCCGCGCCCGTCCACAGTCTCCATTCCAGCCGGCACGCGCGTCAGAGGTCGGTCATCCTCGATCGTGTTTCTGACGGTCGCGCCCGCCCTCATTCAACCTGGCGCACTCACCGTCACCATCCGAGCGAAGGCAGTCACCGAGGGCGAGGTTGGCAACGGCGTCGTCGCCGGGACCCTCATGTCTGTGCTCGACACACTGCCCGCGCCTGCCACCGCGCTGGCACTCACCACGTCCAGTGGCGGGGCGGCAGAAGAGGTTGACGACCATCTGCGCGCCCGCGCTGCCGAGGCGTGGGAGTTGATCAGTCGGGGCGGGCCGCGCGAGGGCTATCGCCAACTCGCCATGGGCGCGCATCGGGACATCATTGACGTGGCCGTGATCCGGCCGCAGCCCTGCGACATCGACATCTATGTGCTCACCGAGGCCATGCCGCCCGGCGCCGACGTGCTGGCGGCCGTGCTGGCGGCCTGCGATCCGCGCTCGGCGCGGCCGGAAGGCGATGAGGTGAAGGTGATGGCGGCGACGGCGGTGACCGTGAGCGCCACCCTCCATTTGTGGGTCGACGGGGATCCGGACGTGATCGGGCCGCTGGCTGAGGCGGCCTTTCGTGGCGTTTTTGCTGCGTGGCGCCTGGTGCTCGGATCTCGGCTGGCAACAGGCGCGGCGATCGCGGCCGTCAAGGGTGTCAAGGGCGTCGTGGAAGCGACCGTGTCGGGATGGAGCTATGCCGCCCTCGATGAGGACGAATACGCCGTCCTCATCGGCCTCTCTGTCGTGCTGGAGACCGTGTGATGGCAAGCTCTTCCATCACCGCTCTCATCCCGCCGCCCCTCGCGGCGGACGCGCGGGTCCGCGCGTTGATCGAGGCCTTTGGCGCATGCATGGACGACATGGAGGACCGTGCGGCCATCCTGCTTTCCATAGCGGATGCACCGGATGCCGCGCTTCCTGCGCTGGCTTACGAGCATTCGCTTTCTGAGTTCATCGGGCCAGGTGGCTTGCCTGTCGCCACGGTGCGAACCCTGATCGCGCGCGCCTGGGATCTGCATGAGCCCAAGGGCTACGCGGAAGGCGTGGAAGGGGGTGTCGCCTTGCTGGGCTATCCCGCCACGCTGACGCAATGGTGGCAGCAGACACCACAAGGTATCCGGGGCACGCATCGGATCGAGGTGCGGATCGACCAGCCGCTCTGGCCGGGTCAGCCGCCCGCGAGCGCAGGGACCGTTGGGGCGATCTGGCGAATGGTGCATGCGATGCAGCGCTGGAGCCAGGACCATGCGGTGCGCATCGTGTCGGTTGCTGATGTGAGCCAGCCGATCGGCGTCGGCGTCCTGACGGCGAACATCATCCAGGTGGAACCCTGGACGCCGGCGGTCCCCGAAGTGGCGGCGCCCCTTTACGCCGCGGCGGCCATCATCGCGGGCTGGCGGCTCACCGTGGACGCACCGGTCGAGACGGCTCCGCTCTATTGGCATGACGCACCGATCCACCTGGACGAGGACCGGTTCCTGGCCATCTCCCGCAATCTGACCATTGGAGGCTCGGCGTGACCCAGCTCTATTACGGGCTCGTGACGGCGGTCGGTACCGCCAAGCTCGCGGCGAGCGCTGCGGGCGGCGCTTCCCTCACGTTGTCGAGCATGGCATTCGGCGACGGCGGCGGGGTGGAGACATCACCCACGACGGCGGCAACAGCACTCGTCAACGAACGCTATCGTGCGATGCTGGTCGAGAAGTACCCGCACCCCACCAACCCCAGTATCCTGTATGTGGAAGGGATCATCCCTCCTGGCGTCGGCGGCTGGACGCTGCGGGAGGCGGGTATCTATGACGCGGCGGGCGACCTGATCGTCATCGCCAAGTTGCCGGCGGTCAATGTGGCGTTGATCTCGGAAGGCGCGTCCACCGAAGGGGTGGTGCGGCTGCCCATCGTGTTCGATAGCGCGTCCTCGGTTCAGATCCTGATCGATCCGAGCGTAGTGCTGGCAACGCAAGCATGGGTGCTGGAGCGCGTGCTCGGCCGGCCGTGGATCACGGTGGACAGCGCGACCACAACGGCGCCGCCTGCCAACCCTGCGGCCCACGCGCTCTATCTCGTGCCGGCCGGTGCGACGGGAGGTTGGGCCGGGCAGGCGCACAAGCTCGCCTATTATCTCGGTGGCTGGCGCTATTATTCCGCACCCGCGGCCAAACGCGTCTCTGCCAGCGACACGGGTAAGGCGTACCGGCGCACGGCGGGCGGCTGGGAGGAGCTATGGGTGGAGACGGAGGTCTCCAACGTCATCTCCAAATCGGGGATCGCCACCGCGCCGGGGAGCGGTATGCGGCTGGCACAGGCGATCCGCAGTCAGAGGCTCAACTATATGAGCGCGGCGGGAACTGCGACCGCGCTGACCGCGGTGCTGGATCCGGCCCCTGGCAATGCCAGCGACCTGCTCGGCGGCGTCTACCAACTCATCCCGCCCGTCGACAATACCGGGCCTGTCACGCTGGCTGCGGGCGGGTTGGGGCCCCTGCCCATCCAACGGCAGGACGGCCTGGCGCTCAAGCCCAGAGATTTGCTCGCAGGACGGCCGGTTCAGTTGACGCTGCTGCCCGGCCTCGCGGCGTGGCAAATCTTCGGCTGGCTGCCATCGCTGACCAAGCGCAAGCTAGAGGCGGACCTGGACCTCTACGTCAATTCCGCCACCGGCAATGACAACAATCCCGGCACCGTCGCCGCTCCGTTCAAGACGTTGGATGGCGCAGCTTCATATGCCCGGCAAAAGCTCGACCTCAACGGCTTCAACCTGGTCATCCGTTGCACGGGCACGTTCGCCGGGCTCGCGCTCAATGGCGGATTTACCGGCCAGTCGTCCATCGGGCAGGTCAAGTTCGCGCTCGGCTCCTCTCAGGTCCAGGGTTCGAGCACGTCGGCTTTTTCCGCCGGCATCGGCGCGATGTATCATGTTGACGGCGGCGTCCTGACCGCCTCCGGTACCGGCGCCGGCCAGGGCTGCGCGCTGGCGCCGGCCGGAGGCATTATCGGGTGGTCCAACGTGACCTTCGGGACGTGCTCGATCGCACATATTGCGGTTTCCAACGGCGGTTTCGCGGCCGGCCAGGGTGCCAGCTACAGCATCACCGGAGGGGCGCAGGCGCATCTCCTCGCCGACAACGGGACGATCGATGCAAATCTTATCGTCTGCACCCTGACAGGGACGCCGGCCTTTGGTTCCGCCTTTGCAGTCGCGAATGGCGGCAACATCGGCGCTGTGCAGATGACATTTGCAGGCGCGGCCACCGGCAAGCGCTACTCGGCCGACGTCTGGGGGTCGATCTTTGTCGGCGGCGCTGGCGCCAACTACTTCCCGGGGTCGGCCGCCGGGCTTGTCACTGCGCAGGGAGACTACAGATGATCCGGATCGATCCGCTCTACCCGTCCGACTGGTATTGGGCGGCGAGCGACGGCCGCCTCTACGGCTCGGCCCGCCAGACGCTGGTGGCGCTCGACGATGCAGCCTTTGCCGCATGGCAAGCCGATGATCGCCGCCCCACCACCTGGCCCCGCGACGAGGCGGGCGACCAGACCAATGCAGCGCTGCAGCAGGTGCTCGTGCGCTACGGCCTGTGGGCCGACCTGGCCGCCTATGCGGCGGATCGGCGATGGCGTGCCGAGACCGCCGGCATCGTGGTGGCCGGGGCCGTGATCGCTACCGACCGGGAGAGCCAAGCCATGATTATGGGCGCGCGGCTCTATGCGCAGGCCACCCCGGGCGCCAACGTCCAGTTCAAGACGGCCGGCGGGTTCGTGGCGCTGGGCGGCGCGCAGATCGAGGCGGTGGCCCTGGCGGTGGCCGCGCACGTCCAGGCCTGTTTCGCCGTCGAGGCAGCCGTCCTGGCGGAGATCCAGGCGGGCACCATCAGCACCCTCCCGCAGGTGGACGGCGCGGCCTGGCCGGGAGGCGCCCATGGCGAATGATCGAGGATATGCCCGCCGCCCCTCCGACCCGGGCGTGGCGCACAAGCTGGTGCTGCCGGTGACCGCGTGGCCGGCCGGCGACCGCATCTCTCTGATCCGCCCCGGCGGGCCGAAGGCGCAGCCACGCTGGGCTTATCTGGTGTTCGAGTCCGCAGGTACGGTGTTGCTAGAGGATGAGGCGGGCGTGGTGCTGCCCTACACGCGTGCGGCAGGATCGGTTCTGCCATTGTCTGCCGTGGCCATCGTCCGGTCGGCGCCTGCGGCATGGGCCGGCGCGCCGACCGAGACCTCCGCGACGCTCGTTCTCTATGGGCATGGGTGAGCCATGGCTGATCCCATCTACCTTAATGCCGGCGAGCCCAATCCCGAACTGGCAGCAGCCCTCCAGCGTTATTACCGCTTGCAGTTCGTGGATATCGTCGGCTCGGCGGCAACCTATGACCCGGCGGTGCACCTCAACCGCGTGCTGCGCCTGGCCGCAGGCCTGGGCGAGGTACTGGTGACCGTGCCGCCCACGACGGCGGAGGGCAACTCATTTGCCATCTGGGCGCGGGCGGGGTCCTGGCCGCGCATCATCACGTCCGGCGCTGGCACGGTGCTCTCGCCCTATGGGCATAAGGCCGGCGTGCCGCTCGGCGTCCTGTCGGTTCTGGTGGGCGCCAATGTGGGGGGCGCCGCCGCAGAGATCATCGTTCAGGGAGCGACCGTGCCATGATCGGCATTTCCATCAGCCCGTTCCTGTCCGCGCTGGGCGGGGCGCTCCAGCATTGGACCGCCCAGCTCCTGTCCGCTGATCCCTACCTCGACGCGCGCGCGCTGCCGGGGGCGCAGGTGGAGCTTGTCCTGCTGGGCGCGCCGCAGGTGAGCGCGCCCAACGCCATCGTCACCGCCGGCAGCGAGCCCGGCGCGCAAGTGATCGTCACCCTCACGGGAGGTGCCTGATGCCTGTCCTGACCGCCACTGCCGACGCCACCGGCGTCGCCACGGTGCTGCCGCCCTATTCGCTCGCGGACGGCACCTATGCGGTGTCCGCCCGCCAGGTGGTGGGAGGCGTGCAAGGGCCGCTGTCCGCGCCGGTGGTGTTCTCCATGCCGAACGCTGCAAAAAGCGCAACGCTCGCCCTCATCGCAAGGATGAGCGCAGCTCCGCCGGCGGGCAGGGCCGAGGCGATCTATGCGGCCGTCTCTGGGATCATGGCTGCCGGAGTGTGGCCCAAGATGGACGTGCTCTCGCTGCAGGCGGCACATCACGAGCAAGCCGGCCGGCTCAACTGGATCGGGCCGGCCTATGACCTTGCGGGCTATAACAGCCCGATCTTCGCGGCCGACCGGGGCTTCAAGGGCGACGGTGCTTCGGCGTACCTGGAAGCATCTGGCTATAATCCTAGCGCTGGCGGCACCAGATACGCACTCAACGATGCGTGCGCAGGCTTGTGGGTTCTGACCCCAAACACCCTGTCCGGGGGCATCGACCTCTACATGGGCAATACGCGCCTGGACCGTCGCACCACCTTGAACGACCATTATCATGTCCGGATCAATGACGGCACCACCGCCTACGGCTCGGGCGGAGACGTGGGTGGCTTCTTCGGCGCTGACCGCCCGAACAGCGCCACCAAGCTCCTATTCCGCAACGGCACGCTCAACGCCTCCTTAGCCACCGCCTCGACCGCGAACGCCCCCTATCTGCGCGTGCTCGGCACGGGCACCGGCATCTATTCCAATGTGGAGGTCGCGGCGGCATTTGCCGGAGCGTCGCTGACCGACGCGCAGCATGCGGCCCTTTATGCGGCCCTTCGCACCTATCTCCTGGCCGTTGGAGCCCTCTCCGCATGAGCGACCTCTTCATCATCCTGACAACCACTGAGGCCGACGCCGTGCGCGGGGAGAGTTCCCCCGGCGCGTGGCTCGCGCCTGTCCCGCTGGCCGATGGCGTGACGTTGGTCCTCCCGGAGCGGGTGCTGTCCGACCCCGCGCATGAGAGCAAATGGCCACTTCTCTCCGGCCGGCCCCAGCGCACCGTCGCGCCCGAGGAATGGCCGCTATCGGACAACCCGTAGATCCCGTGAGGGTGGGGGGAGCCCTTACGGGCTCCAACGCGGGTGAAGCCGGCAAGCACACCCCGCGCGACCGGGTCAGGGTTACGGTCCCCCGTTGGGACTTTCCCTGTGAGTTGTTACCAAATGGACAATGTGCGATGCGGGTGCGGTGCGCTTCTGTTCCGCGCCCACCGGTCGGCTCTCAAGGGGCCGATCGAGATCAAGTGCCGGCGCTGCCGCCGGCTGACCATCCTGAGGCCTATAGAGCCCGCCTCCGAGCGCCCCGAGCGTCCGCCCACGGATCAACAATGATTCGCCAATTCGGCACCGCTCAACTGCACCACGGGGATGCCCTAGACGTCATGACCACGCTGCAGCCGGACTTCGCAATGGTCTGCGCCGATCCGCCTTATTGCAGCGGCGGCGCACACGCGGGGGATCGATCCGCGCCGACCAGCGCGAAATATCAGAGCAGCAATCACCGAGGCCTCTACCCGGAGTTTGCCGGCGACACCCGCGACCAGCGCAGCTATCTCGCCTGGTCGGATCTCTGGATGCGGCGGGCGCGTGAGCTGACGCGGCCCGGAGGCCTCCTGTGCGTGTTTACCGACTGGCGCCAGCTGCCTGTCACCACAGATGCGGTCCAGGCCGCGGGCTGGACATGGCGCGGCATCGTTCCTTGGGACAAAACAGAGCGCGGCCGGCCCCAACAGGGCCGCTATCGCGCCCAAGCGGAATACGTGGTGTGGGCCACCAACGGTGGCCGTCCCCTAGCTGGCCCGACGGCGCCGGGCGTCTTTCGCATGCCGGTCGACAATCGCAAGCATCATATCGCCGGCAAGCCGGTTGCCCTTATGGAGGGCCTGCTGCAGCTGGCCGATGGACCTGTCATAGACCCCTTTATGGGATCCGGGACGGTGGGCCTCGCCTGCCTGCGGCTCGGTCTGCCTTATGTCGGGATCGAGGTGACGGAGGACTATTACAAGGTCGCCTGCAGCCGCCTTGATGATGCCTCCAAAGCCGCCGCCTAGGGCACTGCCTGCTGGACAGGTTCTGCGAGGGCTGGCCGGACATCAAACCGCTGGCCCTCGCATCGGCTTCCGCACAGCCGATGCTCCAACGATGCGACAGTGGCAGAGCTGGCCAGGGAGGCATGGAATTTTGTGCTCAGCACCACTGCCAAAGCACCCGGCCATCACTGCCAAAGCGCGCGGCCCGCTATACTCAGCACCACTGCAAAAGGTGAGGGCTATCACTGCAAAAGGCGCCGGCCCGCTATATCAGGCCGCGTTCCCACAAGCAGGCCGACATTCAACTGAGATTCAACGCCGCCGTGGGATCACACGCTACGAATGACACGACGCAAAGCCTTGCAAAGGCTCGGCTTTGAAACGTCGTGAGACAGTGTGAAGGGAAGAAATGGTGCCGCAAGAGGGATTCGAACCCCCGACCCCCTCATTACGAATGAGGTGCTCTACCAGCTGAGCTATTGCGGCATCCCGGGGCCATTTCTGGCCGCGAACGGCAACGGCCGCCGGAGCGGACCGAGGACGATAGGGCACGTCTCTTACGTGGGAGTGCGGTGAGTTGCAAGCCCGCCGGCGGCGTCATCCCCAGGCCATGCGCGAATTCGCCGGTCTTTGCCCTCCCGCGCGCGGGAACCCAGCCGGAACCCACAGGTCCGGCCGGCCTTGCGCGGCGGCGGTGGCGGGATTAACGAAAAGCATGTCCAGTGATCACGAAAAGGCCAATCGTCTCGCCAGCGCCCTGCGCGCCAATCTTGCGCGGCGCAAGGCCCAGGGCCGGGCCCGGCAGGCGGCAGAGCGTGCGGGAGAGGCCGAGACGGCGGGGCAGGCGGTCCCGTCCGTCCCGTCCGTCCAGGAGCCGGCACGCGGCGCGGATGTGGGCGTGAGCAGCCCCGCTGTGGCGCCCGAGGGCGATCTTGCGACCCCGACCTCCGGGGAGGACCGGACCGCAGGGTGATTGTGCCCGCCGCGCGCGCGGGCTAGACACGCTCTTTAGCCTCCGTAAAGGCGGGGCGCGCTGAGATGCGGCGGAGGCAATCAAGGAGCGTTTTGCGCATGGACAAGATCCGCATCGTCGGCGGCCAGCCCCTGAAGGGCTCCATTCCCATCTCCGGTGCCAAGAACGCCACCCTGCCGCTGATGATTGCGAGCCTGCTCTCCGAGGAAAAGCTGATCCTGGAGAATGTCCCGCGCCTCGCGGACGTGGCCCTGCTCCAGCGCATCCTGGGCAATCACGGGGTGGACATCACCACCAATGGCAAGCGGGTGGGGGATGATCCCCATGCCGGCCAGACGCTGGAGCTCGACGCCCGCGTCATCGTGGACACCACTGCCCCTTACGACCTGGTCTCGCGTATGCGGGCGAGCTTCTGGGTCATTGGCCCGCTTCTGGCGCGCATCGGCGAAGCGCGGGTGTCGCTGCCGGGTGGCTGCGCCATCGGCACCCGGCCGGTGGACTTCCATTTGGATGCCCTGCGGGCGCTGGGCGCCGAGATCGACATCGACAGCGGCTATGTGATCGCCCGCGCGCCCAAGGGGCTCAGGGGCGCGCGCATCGTGTTCCCCAAGGTGTCGGTGGGCGCCACCCACACCGCGCTCATGGCCGCCGCCCTCGCCCGGGGCGAGAGCGTGATCGAGAATGCCGCCCGCGAGCCGGAGGTCACGGACCTCGCCGCGTGCCTGGAGAAGATGGGCGCGCGAATCAGCGGCGCGGGCACGTCCACCATCCAGGTGGAAGGGGTGCCGCGCCTGCGCGCCGCCCGCCATGCGGTGCTGCCCGATCGCATCGAGACCGGCACCT